GCCTGGGTATAGGTGAGACGACGCATATTCGATGCCGTCCACGACATATTCACTAACTCGTCCATTCCATTGCCCTTCGTATTCCCTCCGCTCACAATGATGAGTTTGCCCATCAGGTTGCAGATGGGTTCAAGCGCAATGTTCTTGCGCTGGTACGAATACGTGGAGGGAAGCATGAACTTGCGGAGCGTCAGTTTCATGATTTCGGCGCACTGGGTGATGAATGCATTGTCTGTACTGTGAATGTTCAGCGACAGGACGAAGGGATTGCCGTACCCTGCAGTCGTACCCGGATCGAACATCTTGTTCGCAAGGGTGGTACAGCAGTCCTCGAACTTCAAGGAATTGTAGGTGAGCATATCCTGAGTCTTCGCATTCGCCAGTCCAACAACCGCCTCCTTATTCACGGCATACACATCGAACTCAACAAGACGAACTCCGGCCTTAATCACCTTACCAATGGATTCAGTGGTGATGTAGGTATAGGCAGTGTTCGAAGGAATGACAGTGAATCCTGACGAGGACATGTAGTAGTCGCAGAGCACAGTATCTGATGGGCATCCGAGAGGCGCGGCTTTAATCATGTCCGTATACACATCCAGATCTTTCGTCAGAGACGCATCGGTCGGGGGAAGATTGACAAGGTTGACATACGCAAGAGTTGTGAGCGCGACTCCGAGACACGCAATCGCGACCAGAATTGTTGTCCATAGAACATCTCTAGCCTCCATATTATTTACTAGCGCGATGTTGTTTATACTTGAAAAAGAGCGGGCGCATCATCATGACAACATCGTCGGGGACTGTCTTGTCCATTGGGATGTCAAAGAGCGAGCAGTGTAGGAAATAGATGCAGTACATTCCGCACTGAGCATCTTTGTACTGATGCCGAACTGCATTGTAGGATAAGTCCATCGGTTTCGGGTGAATCTTCATGTCATCAATTTGTTCTTTCCACTTCTTCATGAGACGCTGGATCTCTGGTTCGGGTTTCTGTCCGTACGAATCAAAGTATGTCATTTTCGGGTACTCAAGTTCGGGGCGCATATCACAGAACGCTGCGATCCAGTGCTCTCCCGGTCCATCGTGAGGATCGGTATTGAACACAATCCCAATGCGGCGGTACCCTTTCTTGTAGAGCGTGGATACACTCAAACTGCACAGCGACGAGACAAGACACTTTCCCGTCTCGTTGTGCAGATCAAAATCGATCGGGACAGAGCCAGTATAGTAGTAATCCGGAATGATGGATTGGTAGTACTCCTGTGACTTATCAATATCATCAGACGACAGCCATTCCGTCGGCTTGTTTGTCCAGCTCATGGGCGCTTCGGGTTTCTTCACAAGCGAATGAACAATACACGCCGGGGCACCTGTATCACACGCATCTTTTAGACGGCGCGTAATATCCATCCATGCCTTCGGTCCTTGTTTGATCGGGTCTTCGTGCGGATGTTCCTTGTTGTACGCAACACGCAAAGCTTCGACTTCGCGGGGATCCATTGTTCAAAACGGATGTCTTTTTTACAGACAGAAAGGAAGAACATACCAGCAGACTGTTAAGATGGACCAGCGTGATCTCGTTCGTTGCATTCGCAAGTACCGTACCTACGACAACGAGCTCAAGGCTCTAAACACCCAGACCCAGAAGCTTCGTGAAAATAAGAAGGTTGTAGAGATTGAGATGGGCGATATTCTACGGCGCCCGACGTTTGCACATATTCACAAACTTGATATTGCCGATGACGGTTCCTACATCAAGATCCAGCGCCCTGAGGCATGGAACAAGCCCTGGAATCTGAGTGTTCGCGATATGCAGTCACTGATCGAGGGATACTTTAAGACGGGGGTGGTTCCTACTGCCGAGGGATGTGTCAAGTACATTACCGAGAACCGCAAGCACGATCTTGTTGCGAAGGAGTTCTCGTTTACACGCGTCCTTCCTGTAGATGATAATAATGGCGACGAGAGTGGAGAGGTGGTTGCACACCGAACTGCCTAACGGTCGTACGCGCGAAGACGAACTTCGTGATTTGTTCCTAGAACTTGAGAGCATTCTGGAGAAAAAGAACTTACTACGGAGGGACTATAAGAAATTTAAACCACTTCACTTTGCAGAGTTCTGTCACGACATTTTTTCGCATACGGAATGGATCTACGAAAACTAACTGACGCTCATCGGACACACGGCCCAATGGGGTGTCAATATTTTCGGAAAATATGTCCATTCTGTGAAATCATTACGCGTGAACAGACAGATGCGTATGTTGGGTATATTGAAGACGCAACTCGTCAAGCTGTGCACAATGCATGGAACCGTTGGGATCGAGGATTTTTCAAGATTGCCAACAACACGACACCCGATACTCTGAATTCTTACCTTGCGTTTAGCTGCTTGTCTCGTTGGGTTCAACCAAAGTATACGGATCTCCAGTTTACTGAAGAAGAGATTCTTCACCATCCTATCTACCAAAAAAGTCGCGGGTAAGAATAAGAATACGAATGTCTGGACAAACTGATACTGCTATGGGAGTTCGCCCTACTGGAGGATGCGGATGCACGGGTGGACGCCGCCACAAGAAGACCCACGGAGGTGTAGGTGTTGTTGACGATGCACTGTTTGCAGTTGGAACGACGTATGCTGCTAAGCGCTGGGGACAGAAGAAGCGTCTGGGTGGACGCCACACACGTAAGCACCGTGTTCGTCGTGGAGGTGCGGGCGTGATTGACGATGCGCTCGTGGCCGGAACGGCTCTGGGTCTTGCTCACTATTTCACAAAGAAGGGAAAGACGGGTGGACGTCGTCAGTCGTATGCAATGCCCGTTCGCCGGACTCGGCGCGCTCTGGTTTAAATGGACGTTAAGATCATTCTATAAATGATCCACCTGTCCGATAAGAGCAAGTTTACACTGATTGCCTGTACAACCACAGTAGGGATTGCGATCGCAATTCCTATTGGAGTTGGAGTATTGCCGATGGGACTCTTTGTTGTCCCTGTTCTGCTCTTGATCATCACGGTATGTATCCCGTTTCTTCCTAGCAAGGATAGTATTTTTGACTAAAATGGATAGAGATGTATGTGGATGTACGAACAGCAATCAAATGTTTCGTAAACTCCTCGGCCTTAGAATTATAGTCCCCGAGCCCATGCTGGGACGATGGACCCTGACATCCGAAAAGGCGACGTCTATCAAGATCTTCTGGGCGAATGTTGACCACTGTGGAACCTGCAGCGGAGAAAAAATGAAGAAGAAGAAGGAGGTTCCTAAGCAATTACCTCCACCGGGGGCAAAGGAAATCCGTTAAATTTGGAGGCTGTGACCCACGAGTACGCTCCAATATTTTTGATTTCTAAGATGTCTGAATCGTCGATATCGTTCGGCAACCACACATCTTCTGCGATTTTGTCTGCCGAATCACATGTCCGTCCAAAGATCGTGAACTGTTCATAAGTTGTCCAAGGCTTGCGAGTGATACAGTTAAATGAAGGTTTGAAGCCGTCGAATAAGACCCCGGAGAATAAGCCATACACGGATTCGTTGACCGTTATACATTGTTTACCATTTGGAAGACGTTTCTTTCCAATCACCGGAACGTGGAGTGTACAGCTTTCTTCCGCAAAGAATCTACCCGGTTCAGCAATGATGCGCTTGAACGGTAGAGCTTTCGCCTGTTCCCGGATATAAGGGACTAGTTCATTCTTGAAAAAATTATCATTGTGCGTTGCTCCCGAAAATCCACCCCCAATATCCAGGAGTTCAGGAGTAAACGCGTTCGGATGGTGTCCAAGAACATTCACAAACTCTTTCGCGGTTTCGAATGCGGATTGGTACGCCTTTAAGGAGGTACAATCACTACCAACATGGAAAGCGAGACCGTAGGTATGAAAACGCGGTTCACGATCACAGAGATCGGACACATTGTTCAGATGAAATCCGAACTTGCTGTTGAGAGGAATACGCGCACCTCCTTTATCATCGACAAAAATACGAAGAATTGGTTTGGTCTTCGGCTGTTCTTCCTTGATTTTGATTCCTTCTAATTTGCTGTCATAGGTCATGTACGGTATTGCATGGGATTTCACTTTAAACATTTCATCGCGCGATTTACACGGATTCGCGTAAATTGTGTCGGATGGCGCGGCGCCAATCGACAGAACGCGATGAACTTCATCCGCCGAAGCACAATCGAATCCTGCCCCTCCCCTATATAGTTCGCGAAGAACCTCCTCCAGATTATTACACTTCACAGCATAGTGCGGACGAATCGTTGGTAAGCACGAGTTCCAAAGATCGAGGCGACGGCGTAGGGTGGGGAGAGACAGGATAAGTTTCGCCAGCGTTGATATGTTTGTAGAAAAGAGAAGATTTATGTGTAAGAGATTTTAAGACTCTGCGCATATACATATAACAATGTCTGCTATTGAATACTTTCCTTACAACCCAAAGAATACTCCCTTGACTGCAGATGATGTATCCAACATCCTCTGCATTCCAGGATACAAGGTGAAGAATCTTGCGATCTTTCAAAAGGCGATGATCCATTCTACCTATGTGCGTCGATCGGAATACACGACACTGACAGGAGAACCCGCAGTTCTTGGTACCTGTCCCCGCGGTGTTATGGATCTCCAGGACGAATCCTACGAGCAGCTCGAGTTCCGCGGAGATTCACTTTTGGGTGCCGTTGTGGCAAATTACCTGTGTGAGCGCTATCCCTCCGAAGCTCCCGGGTTCCTCACCAATACTCGCAAACTCATTGTGCGCAACAAGACTCTCGGAGCTCTGGCTCGTGATAAGCTAGGTCTCGACAAGTTCTTTGTTGTCTCGAAACATGTCGAGGAAATGAAGCCCGAACACGGACGCCAAAACATCGAAAAGCTCGGCGATGTTCTGGAAGCGTTTATTGCGGCTCTCTGGATCGATTCGGGGATGAATTTCCAGATGGTCAATGATTTCATCATTAACATGATTGAGACACACCTCGATATTCCCATGATGCTGCGAGAGGACGATAACTATAAGGATCGGATGCAGAAGTTCTGTCAGCAGAAGCATCAGTTCACTCCTATCTACAAAATGATGTCGGACGGCGCTGAAGGATTTACGATGGCGGTATGCAAACCCGACGGTGAGATTCTAGGGACGGGGAACTCCACGACCAAGAAACAGGCCGAACAGAATGCGTGCCGGAACGCCCTAGAGAAATTGATGTAGACCAAGAATAAG